GCATCCAGTGCAGCAACATCACGTTGCCTTACTTTCATGTCGGTGATGGTGGCGTTCGCCAGGCTGAGCAGCTCAGTGGCTTTATCGCGCTGGTCTTTGTAGGTGGTTGCCTTTTCACGGTAGCGGTTCACGAAGAATGCCAATGCGCCGATTAAGGCTATCACCAGCAACTGCAACCAGTAACGCTTTACCAGTGCGCCAATCACGACAGGAACAGAGCGCGCTCCGCCTCACGCCGACGGGTCAACCCATTCAGGACCTTGCCACCTGCTTTATTCCAACGCAGGAACTCATCTGCAGCGTCTTTGATATCGCCGGCATTAAGTTTCTTCAGCAGAGTGGAGGTTGAGAGTGCGCGGGAGCCGATGTTGTAGGCAAACGACACCAGGGCATCAAACTGCCCTTGGGTTAGCTTCACCTTCACAATTTTCAGAACGTCGTTTTCGTAGCCCACCAGACCGATTTTAAGCAGGCGGTCAGCTGTAGCCTGATCGATCGTCATACCCGGACGTACCGGCTTGCCATCAACTGGCAATGTCCAGCCGTAACCTATGGTCCATGGTGCGCCACCGGTGCCAGGGTCGGGATATGCTGTCAATCGGCACCCTTCGAAACCTTTAATAAGCGCAATGCCTTCATCACTGATTTGCATTTTTCATCCCCGTCAGGCGTTCCCAGAAGTAAGTCAGCGCCACAGAGCCCATCGCTCCGCTGATTCCAGATGTCGCAAGTATCATGTAGATGCTAAGCCCACTTTCAATACCAATAAGCCCGCTAATTACACCAGTGAATCCTGATACAACAATCTGTGCCATGGCATTTATCCAACTCCATGTAGCCTTGCTCTGCTTCACGTCAATCAGATACCTGACCAATCCGCCCCAACAGGCGATGACGAGCAGAATCAACCAGGACACCCCAGCGATGCTCTCTTTGTCTTGCATACGTTTAGCCATTAATTCTCGCCTCCGATAGGTGATCGGGACGCTGTTGTGTAGTTGAGTGGCCTTCAGGCACTAAATGCTAGATGAAATATGATTTTGATTGCCTGAGGCCAAAATAAAAAAGCCAGCTTGATAACTGGCAATGAGGGTAAATATCGGCTCTTTGGCCTAGATTCCCAGCTGGCGGGATTTGGTGCCGGCTAACGGACTTGAACCGCTACCCATTCGCTTACAAGGCGACTGCTCTACCATTGGAGCTAAGCCGGCTAATCTGGCGGGACGACGTGGATTCGAACCACGATAAACAGGTTAACAGCCTGCCGTAATGACCTTTATACGATCGACCCTCAATCTGGTTCAGGACTCTCGCGTATGAGTGTCAACGTGTCGTGCAGCACGCATTAACTCAAAAGTCCTGACCGGATTGCAGAAATGAAAAAAGCCACCGCAGTAACTTAAGAGTCACTAACGGCAGCTTACCTTCTAATTATGGCTAAATGGATAATGCGATGTCAAGCTTTTTAACAGCAACATGTTTAATCTTCTCAACACGTTTGCGACTTTTAAAAGCATCTTGCATTGGCTGGTACAAAACAAAAAGAGAAGCTTTGAGGATATCGTCGATTTCGCTCCTGCATGTTGCAAGTGATGGTCTCCGCCAGCCCTCTCCGCTTCTTCCGGCCATTTTGCGTGGCTTTGCGGTGGCGTGATAGTACGATGCAATTGCTCTCTTTGATGAGCCGTGAGAGTAGTAGCTAAGCAGAATACCAAAGGCCTTTGTGTCGATGCGCATAACGGAATCTACGACCTGAGAAATCAACATTCCGTCATCGTCATTGCACATTGGCCTGGTCATTACCCGGGAAGGCTCGACCCTTTCCATAAACTGAGCGATTACACTGCTCATGCGTTTTTCCAGTCGTCCTGAATATACCCACGCGCCCCACAATTCCAGCCATCCATTAAGCCAGTCATGCTGGTCTTTGGTCAGGTTAAGTTCTCGTATACCCATTAGGCAACCTCCGGACCATCTGGCTTATTTAAATCCAGGCGATTAACTAGCTCCCTGCGATGATGAAGCAGAATCACCAGTGCCTTTTCAGCGTCTTTAATCTTTGCATCGAGCGATTTAAGTGATTGCTCATCTGCGTGACGCTGCCATTTGACTGATTGGATATCAGTTACGTTATTCATGCTGCGGTCTCCGTAAGACGCTTGCGTAGTTTTTCGTAATGACGAGCCCGGCGTGTGAATATCGCCTTAACTCTTTTCAGATAATCAATGCTGAATTTCCTGACCTTGTTGTCATTCTCAATGCGATCGACAATGTCAGGCCCGTACTTCTCAATGAGGTTTATTCGGTAGGGGATGATGTTTCCGGATAGCTGTCTGTTGCAGCGAACGCAGCTTGAGTTGTTGTTAAATACATTGAAGCGTAACCATGGTGCCGCACCTCTTGAGCGATAATGGCTTGCATCCACCGCGCCACCACGAACGCCGTAATTAAGTTGGCATCCGCATGAAATGCACCTGTTGCCGTAATCCCTCCAGAATATGAACTTATTAACCGCAGCCTGAGCCTCTCTGTTCCATTCTGATTTTCCCTTGAGCCTCTCCCTTCTCTCTTTAAGTTCGATGCGCTGTAGCTTCTCCTGCTTACGAATTTCACGCATAGCTAATCTCTCGTCTGTTAGGCGATTGAATTCGAGAGCGCATTTGTAGTTGTGACAAACTTTCTGGAGAGAACTTCGAGGGATGTATTCAGTTGAGCAGATGGGACAAGTTTTGGGCTTCGGCGTTTTGCCTTTAGCCATCATCTTCCTCCGTCATAAATCCGTTAAGGTCACGATACGCTATTGCTAGTGATGCACATTCTTCACAGCAATGAACCTCGCCATCTGATAGCTCTTTCGTGCAGCCTGCGCACAGCGTTCTACGTATGCTCTGCTGCTCGTATGATTGGGCTTCTGATTGGCTAATCATTGGAATTTTCCCGCTTCATCAGGAAGGCGATCATCGCGGTACGTAGTGGATTCTTACCTTCCACAGCGTTGGTAACCAACTCATCGGTACCAAATGCTCCAATTGGCGCGTCATATTCGTATGATGCTTCCCATGTGCCGCTGTAACTGTTCAGGGAGATTTCGTTATCAACGATAATCGGCCATGCGTCTGCCGGGTTGTTGCATGGGGTAAATTCACCTTCCTCCGCTCGCTCAACGGTCTTAAGCCCAATGTGATAGGCGACCTTACAGTTGATTTCAAAGTCTGATAACTGTGAATAGTCCATATCAATGCAACCTCGCTGCTGTAATTTCTTCCGGTTCCTGTAACTGGATGATCATGTCGACATCTTCGAACTGGTACATGTATGCGCTGGCCTCTTGGCCTTCTAGTCTTCCCTGCACAAATCCGGCCACCCAATTCATAATCATTCCTACAGAATCAACGCCGTCACCTTCCATATCTTCGAGAAGGTCGGCAAGTCGGTCTGCATATTCATCATCAACAGAGCTCATCGTGTTTTCCTCATTCTGTTCCATTTGGATTGCAACAGGCCGTGGACGTAATCAAACGTCTTAACCTGGCTTTGTGTTGGAATGGGTTTCTTTCTGGATTTACTTCGCTTGGTGGGTGTGAATATGAGGCTATCTAAAACTATCTGTGTGGGACTTCGTCGATTCATGCCGCTCTATCTCCAAATCTGGCCTTCCATTCAAGCGCCAACCTGGCTTCGTCAGACCACTTAACATTCTTCTCGGCACCGAATGCCTGGATAAGCTCCAATAGCTCAGCAAACTCACCAACGCGCATCTTGCTTGTCGACTGACCTATCACCACGAATCCATTTCCGGCAAGGTTAGGAACAACGTCCTGTTGCTTTAACGCTGCAGTGAAGATGCACTTCCAACTCTCTGCATCAAGCTGGCGTCCATGCCATTCAACCTGGCGCGAAACATCACCAAGGCAAGCCCAGAGTTTTCTGTTCTGGTCGATGCTTCGATTGCGTTCTTGGATGGTTACGATGATTGGCTTTGTTGGGTTGGGGTATATTTGTTGTATGGTTTGAATGGCGTTTTGTTGATGAACTGGAGAGCGTATCTCAAAGGTTAATTTCTTCATGATTTCTCCTGCGCGGCTTTGCGTTCTGCGGGGGATTTACTCACCTTTCGCCTCCCGACGCATCTGTGCGATTGGGTTATTCCAGGCGTCGATGTCCTCCTGAATTACCTTGCCGTGACCGTGGCATAGCTCGCAGGAACGCAGCAGGCCGTAACAAACCGGGCATTTCTCGAATGGGCCAAACTGGCGCCTCCAGTTCAGCAGTGCTGCACGCTTGCTAATTTCTTCGATGGTGAGCATCACTTCACCTCCTGCGGCGCGGCTGGCAGCGGCATCCAGTGGGTGATTTTCTCTGGCTCCCAGCACTGCCAATGACCATACATGGTATGATGAACTCGCTTATACATTCCGTCGAATGTGAGAACAGATACATCATTCTCCGGCATCCGCTCGCTTACCGGAATCCATCTATCCGGAATTACCGGAGAGTTGCCAGCCTGACCACACGCACAGCGCGTGATGCCCATTTCGCCAACAACCCACCCTTCATCACCGCACCGTTCGCAGTTATGAATGCCCTCAATAGCCATAATGCGCTCATCGTCGGTTGGCTCGCCGTCGTCGCTGGGCTGAGCCTGGAGCATGGCGGCGCGGCAGGCGTTCCAGCCGTCCTGATATCCGTCGTGATAATCGTCAGCAGCACCACCGCATGGCATTTCCTCCGGCACTACCGCCACCGGCTCGCTGTCGGCCTTGCGTCGTTCCTGTAGCTCTGCCTGCGCTTCGTCACGAGCCGCTCGACACTCACGCAGAATTTCAACTAACACCTCGCAGCGCGGATAGTTAACAATGTGGTTATTGAGAATGCGCCCCAGCCGCATGGACAGTTCTCGTTGCATTTCTTCCGGAGTTTCCGGCTCGCCGGGACTACCGACCCCAGCAAAGAAATCCCCGACTTCCGAAAGAATCAGCGTGCGTAAGTCTGTTAATTGGCTATTGGTCATTGGTTGGCTCCCTTCACGAAGATGATCCAGTGGGTTTTATCGTTCTTCCCGGTGCGCTGGCCGATTGCCGGTTTCTCGTCTGTTAGAGCTAGAATTTGGCTAACGGGGATTTGGGTTTCATTCCATTTGAAGATGAGCACACCATGTGGCCGCAGTACGCGAAACGCCTCTTTGAATCCTGCGCGAATGTCGGCACGCCATGTTTTTTTGTTCAGGCGCCCGTACTTTTTGCCCATCCACGCGGTCTGTCCGACGCGCTCAAGATGTGGCGGGTCAAACACAACAACCGGAAATGAGGCATCAGCGAACGGCAGCGCACGGAAGTCAGCGACGAGGTCAGGACTGATAACCAGACGACGGCCGTCGCACAGCTTGTGCTCTTCGGCTCGAATGTCAGCGAATACCGCGCGAGTATCTCGTTTGTTGAACCAGAACATGCGGGAGCCGCAGCACATATCGAGAATAGTTTGCTCTGCCATCACTCAGCCTCCCACTTGATGCCAGCGTCGGCAATTTCCACAGTAACGCCAGCATCAGCACAGGCTTCTTTGAGAGCTTCCAGTGGAACAACAACAACTCCCCAGCCAAAGAGGTCGGCGTCGTCAACATGGTCTTTCGGCAGCTTCACGGTGACGGTGCGCTGCTCGTTGTACTGACGGCGCATATCCCATCCCCAGCAGAAGAAACCGAAATAGGTAATGTTATCGCCAGTGGTCCACCCTTCAGTTGATACCTCGCCTTTGACCTGCTCCCAAGCCCACTTACGGCAATGGTCAGCGTCGGCATTCTCGGAATAAGTCACAGGGGTGACGGTGCGGGACTCCAGCTCGGCGATGCGCGCCTGCAACTCCTCGCAGTGGTCCGTTATCCCACGGCATTGAGTTTTCCAGTAGGCTTCCATCCCCTGCGCCTTCTCCAGCGCCTCTACCAGCGCGTCGATGTCTTTCAGCTTTACAAACGTAATGCTATCCCCAAACTCTTTTGCGTGGGCTGAACGACGCTTGAGGCTGGCTAAAAGTCGGGTGATATCAGTCATGCTGCTCATTCGCATACTCCTGCATAGACGCTGCTGCACACAGATTTGTCGTTAGCCTCAGCCAGTAGGTCAAACTGAGCGCCACCACGGGTTGTCATTGCCCAGTCGCGATAGGTTTCAATCCCGTAACCGTCTACGGTAATAACGTCTATCCGGCGTTCTGCCCTGCGTGGGTCATGCGTAGATGGGAAAAAGGTTGAGTTTCCGCGGCGAGAGCAAGATGCAACGAGGCGCTCCCACTCGGCTACCCTTGCTATCTCTTCCGGCCAGCGCTGGAAAATCTCCGCTAATTCAGATTTCCTTGCATGAATACATGGCATGCATCCAACACGGCTGCAGCCTTGCTGATAGAGCGGGTTAGGCTTGATGCCGTGGCGTTTAGCAATGGCGAACACATCTTCATGCAGCCAATTAAGGATCGGACGATAAACATGTAAGCCAGGAGTATTGTCTGCATCTTCTTCCCACATCGGCAGGCCGGCCCGTGCTGGCGACTCCTGGGCACGTACACCCTGCCAGCTGATAACCTCGTCATATTCATCAAGCGCCGGCAGTACAACCTGAGTACGAACAGGCTCATGTTTAAGGTCGAACGTGCAGAACCGCGCCTTTGTGCTCGGGAATCGACCTTTCCACATGCACAGGTCCAGGAATGGATTGCCGGTTGGGTGAAGGATCTCCAGAGCTCGAGCAATACGCTCTGCTGCTTCATCGGGGGTCATGCCGCACTCTTCAACGAGAGATACCGGCCATTTTTCTGCAATGAATTTACGTTTACCCTCGATCTGGCGAGTAAAGTCGGCTTTTACGCGGCGAATCGGGCCCAGTTTTTGCTCAAGGTATTCGAGATACTCCATCGTCTGCGGGTGTTCGTGGCCGGTGTCAGCAAACACGCGCTCGTGTTGCACGCCGTTCTCTACGGCATATAGACATTGCGCCAACGAGTCTTTCCCGCCGGACATGGAAATCAAATTAAAGGTATTTTCTGCCAGACAGCGCCGATCGATGCTCATTTGTCGGCCCTCTCGCGCAGACCAGATGCATCCTCCAGACCAATTAGCTCGGCAATCTGCGCCAGCGTGTCTTCGCCTTCACAAACCGGCTTATCCATCCAGTCAAAAGAAATCAACTTTCCGCCCTCGATAACGCCGACGTTGAAATCGTCGCTATCAACCGATTGAAATCCGTGTGATATAGCGCCATTGCGGGTCTCGTAGTGAATAAGGTCGGATGAATATTCGATGCCATGCCCGCCTTCGTTACACCAAGCGCGCTGGATAATTACGATGTATGACTTGCTCATTTGTCGGCCTCCTCGCGCAGCTGTTTTGAGAATTCACGGAGTTTGAAAGCAATTGCTCTTGTGCTTGCAACCGTATCGATCCGCTCGAGCTCTACAGCTGCTTCATCAATGGCATCAGCCTTGAACACTGCGATGGAGCGATCCGTTAAGCGGGATTGGGAATAGACTTCATCCACCGCCTTAACTAAATCAGATGCATCCTCCATTGCTCCACGCCAGTCGTGACGGCCGCCGCTATGCTCAAGGATTGAAACAGCCAACGCACGAATGAAAAGGTGGCGAGCTCTGACATGAATGCGTTCCGCCGCCAGCTGCTTCACCCAGTCCTGCAGGTCTACTTCAGCCGGGCAGCCTGAAAGCTCCCGGCATTTCTCGATAGTTAACAGTGCTGCTGTGAGTTCGTTATTCATGTTTATTACCCTCATAAAAAAGGCCCGCGATATGCAGGCCTGTTAATTTGCTTTTGTTAGTTCGTAAAAAAGGCCGATTATCACAATCAGCCCTGTTAGGTTCTCAGCGATGTAGACTTCATGCATACATGCTCCTATCGGTTAATGAATTCCCATCCAAACTTGACTATAGCTATTGGAGTTATTGCCATCAGACCCCACACAAAGATCGATGCAAAAAGAAGGTTGAAAACATCGCCTCCAGCATTGACGTTTCTCACGTAGGCGCAAAATACGATTACGAAACATGCAAGCATCCACATAACGCCAATTATCTTGATGAATGTCATGCTGCTCTCCCGTAAATCATCATGATTCTCTGTCTGGCCGGGCTATTCAGATAAGCCTGAACGACACCATTTCGCTTGGGGTTGTATTGCCTGAATGCCTTTGGTTTTGTTCTGACGTCAGCGTAGTTATCTTTATGGATAAACTGCTTCTCTGCTGGCATATACAGCCTTGAGTATGTCGCTGAGTTGTGACGAAGAACTCCTTCACTAGCTAGCTGCACTACATAGCGAAAAGCAGATTTCCTGCTCACACCGCACGCTGCGGCGATTTCACCAACCGTCATGGGTTGTGATATTGATGGGATAAAGTCCATTACTTTCTGTCGAATTGTGGCGGCATTCTTCCTTGTCACCCCTCCCTTGCTGGCGATCATCCGCTTCTCAGCTCGGACTGAATCAGTCTTCAGCCATCGCTCGTAATCTTCTCGTGACAGGAAGGTTCCAGAGCCGTTGATTGAGTAGACATCACCAGTATTTTTTAGCTTGCCAACCAACTTGTAGTAAGTCGCTCGGGATATGTTTATATGGGCTTTTGCTTTCTGCCAGTTTACCGGTTGATTATCTCGGACGAAGCGCAGCAATTCGCCTATCGCATCATCTGGAGCTGACGAGTTAATTCCACTCATTGTTTCCCCCTGTAGCTGTCCCATGTGAATGATAAAGTGCAGCCGCCACCGTCGCTCATTCTGTCAATAACCCGCTCTCCGATGAATGCTGATAACTCATCTTTGGTTTGGTTGCTGATCAGGATGGTAGGCTTCATACGTTCATATCGGGTGTTGATGATTTCAAACATGATGAGCTTTTCAGCGTCACTTCCGAACTGAACCCCGACCTCATCAATGATGAGAAGGTCTGGCTTCGTGAAGAATCGTATTACCTCATCCTCGGTTCGTGTAGAGCCTTTCGACCAGGTTGATTTGTACTCTCTGGCAATCTTCAGCGCCGTGGTGAATGTCGCAGAGCTTTGGTGCTCGGTAATTGCGTGTCTGGCGATTGCTAGCGCAAGATGATTCTTACCGGTGCCTGGCTTGCCGCACATCACCAGACCGCCTCCCTTCTGCAAGCGCTCAGGCCATTTACTCGCATATGCCTGACAAACCCTCAGCACTCGTTTTGCGTCTTCGTTAACAGGCTCGTAGTTTTGAAGCGTGCAATTAGCGAAGCGGTCAGGAATATCAAGACTTCCAAGTAGCATTTCAATGGTTCGCTTACGTGATGCGTCGTCGATTTTAATCTTCTCGGCTTGCAGGATGATAAGTTCATCCCTCATGCATCCCGGGCATTCACTAGGCCTTGTAGCAAACTTAATCGGGCCCGTTGAATAACGGGTACGCTGCTCGAATTCACCATGCTTTTCACATGTTCCGGTACCAATTTCTACTTCAGTGTGTTCGATAAAGATTGGCGGAGCACTTAACTCAGCAAGTTTTTTCTCCAGTGATGATATCTTTTCATCCAGCGTCATGTTCACTCCTGAGCCCATGATGGGATATCAGTTTGTCCGTAGTCCTTCGTTGCGAAACCTTCAGACTGAAGCCCGTTTGCAACCTTCCTGGAAGGGCGTTGTGCAGCCTGCTTGTTCTGGTAGCTGAGTTTCTGGCTGGCAGTGATAAACCAGTTTTTCGGCTTCTCGTGAGTGAACTCGATATCCAGCTTCTGAAGTTCGTAGTTCAGGTCAATCAGCGGATAAAGATTCTTCCAGGCCTGATAGTCCTTGTGGTTCAGTCGGACGATCTGACCTTCGAATGCATATCGACTTGAGATTTCGTGAACGTCTGCGCTTTCTTCCTGGTCATCGTCACAAGTCGCGTCAGCGGCTTGGGTGTTAGAAAGGGAATCAGGAATCAGGTTAAGGGAATCAGGAATCAGGTTAAGGGAATCAGGAATCAGGTTAAGGGAATCAGGAATCAGGTTAAGGGAATCAGCAGGATTTAAATTGTTCTCTACTGGTTCTTGCACCGTACTTGCACTATGCTTTTCTGGTGCTTCTTTGTTTTCAATGACTTGAGGTAATTCTGCATCCTTCTTATATTCCTCTTTGTCATCCTTGCACTGTTCTTGTCCGGTGCTGTCATTGTTCTCTACTGGTTCTGGTATCTCACTTGCAGCCTCTTTGCAGTGAGGATTCTGGTGCTTCTTCCAGTTTGAGATCTGGATAAATCCTTCGCCATTAACCTGGTAGCGGTTGATGAATTTACGCTGATGTAACTGCTGAAGAAGTTCATCACAGTCAACGTTGTCGAAAGGTAGGACAAGCGCTTTTACCTTTTTTGGTCGATCATCTAGCCGCCCCTCTTTGTCAGCAATTGTCCAAAGGCCGGCAAACAGCAGCCGGGCATAAGGGCAACACTCGGCTAGTTCATCATTAGTGAAAAAGCCAGGTTTAATATTTCTTGAACGTGCCATTTCGCCACCTTAGTACGGGATTTCTTCTTGAGCTTCACGAATGCGTTCAGATACCCATTCTTTGAATGTTGTCCAGTTAGGTACAGTTTTCGCAAACTCGGCAAGCTCATCGAGATCTAAATCGTATGAGATCCATGCTTTGAGATAACTCATCACATGGTTTTGGTTGATGTATATGCGGTTTTTAAGGATTCCTCTGATGTATAGAATCCGTTGCTCTTCCGGAGGCTTTCTTTTTGTCGCAGCTATACGAGGTATGTATTCAAAGAACTCGCCAGTAAGCTCATGGGTTATTTCTTGGGTAAGTTTTTTGTCAGCTGCAAGTTCTATAGCATCAAGTATTTCTTCGACCTTATACATTCGAAGCCATCTCTTTATTGCTTTTCGCCCATTTTCATTGACGGTAAATGGCGCAATGCAATCTTCAATTTTGGTAACGACGATATCAATAACATCGTCTTTCAGGCTTTTAAGGCCATCTCGCCATTGGATCATCATCTCCAGTTGCTCTCGCTTGGTATTAAGCTCCTGGAGTTGCTGCCTTTGCTTTTCCATTATTGAGTGGTCATTGAGCAGCTTGTCACTTTTACCGCCATTGCAACTATCGCAAGAAGTGACAAGGTTCATCATGTCATTATCGCCGCCCTTGCTTACCGGGTTGATATGGTCGACATGAAGGATGACATCTGGCGCAGAATTCCCGCAGTACTGGCATTTGAAGCCATCGCGCTTGAAAACCTCAAACCGTATTTTCTTGGTAATGCCAGAACGAACCTTTTTTACCTGGTCTGGTGAAGGTTTTTTTGCCATAATTAACTCCGCAAATAGTTGTTAAAAATCCATCGAAATCTGCTCTGAACGCTCCGCTGCAACGGGGCGTTTTTGCTTTGTGAGAACTGCAGCTACTTCCTTCGCTAATCTGGCGATATCGTCATCAACAACACCCCACTCCAGAACGGCTAAGAGCATTGCCATCTTCGGCAACCAGCTTTCCTTCCAGCGGGTGATCTGCGCTTTATCAACTCCGATTGCTTTGGCTACGTTATTCCCACCTTTCATGGCGATTCGATTGAGCAACCAGGATTCAATGCGGCGTGCATTGACCTTGTTGCGGTTAATTGAGTTTTCCATT